TTTACTTCAGAACTAGACAAGCTATGTGTGCTGCAACAACCGCTGTCGCTATCGCCGTTACTATGGCAGATATGGTAGCTACCTTGACGTCGTGCATGTCTATCTTCATCGCGCCTCCTTATGCTCAGTACTTTATAAGCGTGCGCACCCTCATTTTATCGCATGGATACGACGTTCGCAACTTCGTGTGTTTTGCCGGATGCGCGTCAGAAAAATACGACATCATCCATGTTTAAGGGACGGCGGATACCAGGACCACACCGCGTATGTATTCCACTCAGCCGTGTTAGCCTTGCGACCTCAGCCTCTAACTCCTCAATGCGACGGATAGCTGCCTCAGCCGAACACTCGCCATCGCAAATGAACGGGTTAGTGAATCTGTTTAGCTGTTGAACCTGGCTTGCGTCAAGACTCTTCGTTGACATAGCAATCACCTCCTAGTACGGACTGATCTCCTCTCCGAGATCCACTTCCATCGTGCCGCGTTCCTCTAGCGGTGCGCTTTCTAGCGTGTGCGCCCCGTAGCGTGCGCAATCTGGGAGGTCGTCATACTTCTTAATCGGATTCTCTGCGCCTTCCACTATCTTGCCCGTCACTGGGTCGGTCGGCCAGCGGTACTTTGCCATCTGATCCATGAACACAGGCGCGCGTCCGCGCATCACCTTAAACCGTCCTGTCTTGATAAGACCTGTTAGTGTGATGATCCCTGGCCTAACTGGGTTCATTGCCTTGTAGAATGGCCCACAGCCATGAGCAGCTAGGTTCACTACGTCAGTCAATCGGGCGGGATCATATATCCATCCTTGGTTCAACCCCTCTTGAAGATCAAGCATACCATCTGCGTAATCTTCCGCTGACTGCACAACCTCGTTGTAGTATTCATGGTAGACGTAGTAGACGCCATGATTCCATGCGAACATGAGCGCCCCGTAACGCACAGCGGGATCAACCATCGTGTACGTCGGCCAGTCCTCAGGTATATCGAACGGCTCAACGTAGCAGCTATCATCGAAGTCTGGATAGACAAGGCCAAACGGCTTGCGGAACTTGCCCTCCCATCGCATCTCGTATAGCCATGGTGGTAGCGTCCGCTTGGCTCGTTCCATCTCTTCCACAGGGTAGAGCGGATTCGCTGTTGACGGGAACTCAAGGATGCAAATGTCTGGGTCGCCCTGCTTCCACGCAACATACAGCGCCTCGTAATACCAGCCCATGTTCGTAGGGTATCCACAGAACAGCACAGGCGCTCGATGGAATGCGGTACGGCTCATGATGATAGGCCAGATGAGGGACTTCATCTCGGATGGTTCGTCAAGGATCGCCCCTCTGACGTGCTGGCCTTCGATGCGATACGGCTTCTCAGCAGAGCGCAGATAGATGTTTCCGCCAGTCGGTAGCTCATATCGTCGTCCGCTGATGTGGTAATGGCCTTCAAGGTTAGTGTCTGCGAAGTGTCCAACGATCTCAGGCAACACCATGTCGTTCACCATATCACCAGTGCATCCGATAGCAAGATACCGTGCGCCCTTTCCATTCCCAGCGGCGGCGTCACGGTTGATGAGATACGCCAACCACACAGGAGCCCAATACGTCTTACCCGCGCCAGTCCCACCAAGCATGACGATGAATCGCTTGCCCTCGTCTACAGCGTCCAGCGTGTCCTCTTGGAACCAGTAGGGCGTGATGATCTTCTCAGGCGCGGTTGTTGGCAATCGGCTCCTTGCGCTGCAAGACAATTCGTTCAACCAACGCGACGTTCCGACGGCGTTCAGACTGCGAGATGTTCGGGTTATACTCGCCGCATCCAATCCATGTACCACAGAAGCCGCACACCCAGTCATTTACATACCCGTCGAATCCCTCACGGTAAATACCGTCTACCTCTTCATCGCAGAACGGGCAGTAACGTTTCGCCAGTGACCACGGATCCGAACGGCAGATGTGAATTGTTGGCTGCTTCACCATGAGATCTGCCCGAAGACGATCAACTGTATCAGCGAGAATAGGCCGAACACGATAAGGCTCGACGCCACAAGCGCACCAAGGCAGACTAGCATCGTTCGCCACACCGTCATGATTGCGCATCCTCTGGGATCTCTGCCCATCCTTCAATCGGAGCTGCCTTGCCTGCAAAGTACGCACGATAAGGAGTGAACCATATCTTATCTCTGGCGTCATATGACCCGAGAACGAACCTCTCGAATGACGTACCCTGCGGCCTCCAACTATCGACACGGTCTTGACTGGTCTTCTCTTCTCTCAAGAACAGCGCAACACGCATGGATTCTTCAGGCAACCTCTCCTCAACAGGGATGAAGTCTAGCTTGACCTCGATGTGTCCTTGAAGTGGCTCTGCAAACTGAGATTCACCAACCAGTATTCTCTCTGTGACTGGGCCGCATCGACACTGTTCTGGCTCGCGATTTCCGTCTCCGAGATCAATAGAGCAGATGGTTTCATGTTCTCCATACCTGGCCCCATCGCTCTTAGGGTCGAACACCTCGCCGCACGACTCGCATTGGAAGATCCTCACTTGACCGGCCTTCATCTCAGTCATCGTCCGCCTCCTCGCTGAACTCTTTCCATCTCCTGCCGATCCACGCATTGAGCATAGAACGCATCTGCCAGCTTACATTCGCGCTCGTATCTAATCATCGTTCTGATAGTCCCAACGATCACACGCCCAGGCAGGCTCACAATAGCCCACGCTACAGATAGAATGTCAATCACTCTCATCTCCAACCTCCTTGTCCTTCTTACTGCGCATGATCACCAACGGGCCTTTCACGGTATGCTCGACTTCTGACTTCAGCGGCTGATCGAGTCCAAGCAACTTAGCTCTGCGGTCCATGATTCTCAGCAATCTATCTACCACAGGGAGTCCGTCGTCTTTATCTGGGCCTAGTTTATCTGATAGTTTCTCCTGCATGTGGTCCAATCTGGCGGCCTCAAGCTCGCGCAACTCAGTAACCGGCTCTCGGTTCGCCTCGCCTAACGCACTCATGACTGCCTTGTATGAAGCAGCAGGGCCAGCGTATCCAAGCGCATCAGCAATTACCTCAAACGTCTTGCCCTTCTTTCTGAGTTCAAGGGCGGCAAGCCATCGCTCGCGTGCCTTCAGTCTGCGCTTGCTTGTCTTCGACTCACCCGGCATCCTGCGTCACCACCTCAGAGAATAGGTCGAGCGGCTTTGCTGCGTTCTGCGCTGCGTATAGATTGTTCACAGCCACCGCATAGTATTCCGGCTTCAGTTCAATTCCGACGAACTCACGGCCATGCTCGATCGCTACATAGCCGGTCGATCCAATCCCAGCGAACGGGTCAAGGATCAAGTCGCCTGGATTGCTCCACAACTTCACGCACCGTTCGATTGTCTCGAGCTGTAGTGGGCAGATATGGCGCTCATCTTTCTCTGTCCTAGCTACTCGCACATTCAGCGTATGCGTCTCTCGGATGTTATACCATATTGGCCTTGCCCATTCGATCCAAGTGTTGTTGTCCATCTCGCCGGATTCAACAGGAGTAACAGGCATCACGTTGTCTCCAGGCTTCTTGAATACTAGCACGTAATCTGCCAACGCAGGACGGAGAGCAGATGAGTCCTTGTTGAGCGTAACGAACATCAGCGACTTAGCTTTCGTGCGGATTGCCTGCGCCTGAGGATCTTTGTCTATACACACCTCGCCATAATACTGCCATCCACGATCGTCAAACGCTCTGATAACGTCGCCACGAAAGTCCTTCAAGCCGATGTAGCCGTCATGGATCTTCGTCGCTGGAACCTGGGCAACGTGGACAGCGCAGTTGCGGCCAGGTGCAGTCACCCTCAATAGCTCATCGATGATGTATTGGAAGTGAGTGAAGAACTCAGTAGGCGTCTTGCTGTTCCCGAGATCTCTTTCAGTCGGACTATACGTATACAGCGATAAAAATGGAGGAGAGAATACGGATAAACCAACGCTATCCGTGTCAACTTCTCTCATACGCTCAACGCTATCTCCTAGCTTGATCCGCCATCCATCGCCAATCTCCTCGGATTCAGCGTAGTGAAATTCAACAGCAGACGCTTCCTCGATCTCGTCTTTCTCGTATTGCTGGACGTTCTTGATGAGTTCTTCAGTCATGGCTTTTGCTTGTCCTTCCTTTCGCATCACGTTAGCGAAGATGTCTTTCTCGATGTCAGCGAGCACGATCTTGACATTGACTGGCTTTGTTTGCCCGAAGCGATAGCATCTGCGGATCGCCTGATAGTACGATTCCCATGAGTCGGACAGGCCAACGAATAGCATATTGTGGCAGTTCTGGAAGTTCATTCCGAACCCGGCTATCTTCGGCTTTGTAACAAGAACGCGAATCCTGCCATCTTGGAACGCTTCGAGCTGGTCGCTCTTGTAATCCAGCGAGTCGCTGCCTTGAACCTCAACAGCGCCAGCAATTGCCTTTGCTATTGCGTGGCTTTCATCGTTCAACCCGCACCATACTATCCATTGTTCATCACTATCGTTCACCATCTGAGCAGCAGCCTCGACCTTTGCTCCGATAGTTTCGCGTCTTACTTTCGCCCTGTCCTGAATCCCCTTGAGTTCATCAAGGAACAATCTCCCACTAGGAACGTATCCAGCATCAACATAGAGAGGTTCGATCGTCAATGGAGGGAGCGCGAATCCGTCATCGTCATATCCAAGATCCGATGGAAGTCGAACGCTCATACCCCACGATGCCATCCATTTGTAGAACGACTCACGAGCGTGCCCCTTAATCCTCCATCCTTGCGCGTTCTTCTTATTTGATTCGTGGACGAAGAAACATGCCAGCATATCAACTCGAGACATGATGCCAAGGAACTCAGCATGATTCGCAATCTCAGCGATGTCATTTGGGGCTGGTGTCGCAGTACAGCATAGGCGATAAGGAACATCTGCGAACATCTCGCACAACTTCACTCGCGTCTTTCCGTCTAGCGATTTCAGAATACTAGATTCATCCAGCACAACAGCGCCGAATTGAGACGCATCAAACTTGTCTATCATCTCATAGTTTGTGATGTAGATACCGTGTCCGTCTGGTTGTTCTCTGACGTACTGGACTTCAACGTCGATCTTCTTTGCCTCACGAACTGTCTGCCTGGCCACACTCAGAGGCGCAACGATTAGCGTATTGCATCCAGTCAACCGCGCCCACTCTACCTGAATGAACGTCTTGCCTAGCCCAGTGTCTGCGAAGACGGCAGCTCTGCCCTTACGGATAGCCCATCTCGTGAGATCGCGCTGGAACGGGAATAGGAATGCGTTTATCTCGCTGTCATCAACAGCTCTCCCGCTTGAGCGAAACTGTATCCTCTTCGAGTCTAGGAACGCGACATATTCTCGCGTCGAGAGTTCGCTCTTTTGTCCAACTTCGGCAACCATTCTACCTCCTTGCTCGCTACATTATATCCGATCTCACGTCTAGGATGAAGTTTCAGCGGCGTCCGCATCCTGCTTGATCGTCGTTTTCATCGTCGCCTCATCGAAACTCACGTATCCCTTTGCGCACCATCTCATCATATCGAATAGCGCATCGTACAAGGACTGCGCAGCGACATCGTTCACGCCGAAGTATATATCCTTGCCAGCGACGCCATCGCACAGAGACACGTGCCACCGCCCTTTCGTTGACTGGCATAACTCGAACTCAGTAATCAGCATACACGCCTTCTCGAACTCAGCACCAACAGGAACAATCTCAACCCATATCCCGTTAATCATCAGCATCCTCCCTCGCGTTGATCTCGTCGCACAGATCGACAGCCGTTCGCAGCCGAGCCGTGTTCACTCCGATGTCCGTCGTGTCCGATCGTCTAGTCTCTGCCATCTTGACTGAGCCACCGAACGAGCTGAGAATCAACAGCGCCACCTCTAGCGTGCCAACGTACTCCACCAATTCTGCTTTCTTCATCTGGTCAATCGCTTGCATTATGCCTCCTTACCGCCTCTCACGTATCGCCCTTTGATCAGAGCGAATGCCTCTGCCACATCTGGAGTAACTTGCAGAAAACCAAGATACTTTGTCTTGCCAGTCTCCTCATCTAGCTGCCAATAATGCGCTCTGTTCGTTTTCCTCTTAGTCCTAACCTTGTCCACCTCAGCCCAGAACTCAGGCAGTTTCGCCGTCAATCCCATCAGCCGCTCCACATCATCTTCTGGAATCTTCCTAAGCGCGTCGATGGCGTTGATGTCCAAGCCCCTCACCGAATCCATCTCCTCGGAATTAAGCCAATCGCCGATAGGAAATAGCCCTAACGCCTCTGAGAATGGAAGTCCAATGAGAGTGAGGAACGTGCGGAAGCTCGCCTTGACGCCAAACTGTGCTACCTCTGGGCATACACGGAACAGCTCAGGGGTCTTCTTGCTTGGACGGAAGTGGGCGATGGACTTAGCTAAATCGAACTCTGCCTCGTTGCGACGGCGTAGTGCGTCAACCAACAACGGATACTCCTCGACGGCAGCTCTCCACGCTGGCCACTGATGGAAGAATATCTGATCGTGCGAAATGCGTCGGCGCTCCTCATCGACCAGCTCAAGCACGCCTGCGCTGCGTGAGAACTCTACGATAAGCGGCTGGTTGTGGCCTGAGCGACCGTCGAGTCTATCGTGACACGCCTTGCAGCCAAACAGAAGCACGTCTGGATCGTTGCAGTCTGCGTCTTCAGGCATCCCGCCGTGGCCTTGGTGCTGAGTGTGGACGATCATTGAGCCTTCGGTTGGCGTATCGTGAAAAAGTTCACAATATCCGCCAGACTCTTTGATGACTTTCTTACGTGCGTCTGCGCTAACGGGCATTAGCGGCCTTGCCTAAGATCGGACAGCGCACGAGTCAGATCCATGCTAGATCTCCTAGTGGCAGCAGTCTCTTTTGTGTCCCAATAAGCGTATCCATATTCTGTCTTGGTAGGGCTATGCTTGCAACGCTTAGCCTTCTTCAGAAACCTCTCGGCCTCGAATATCGCTGCGTCTAGCATTACCATTTCCATCACGCCTCCTTGCTCATCTTATCGCGCAACGCCTGACGGATCGTGTCGTTCTTGTTCTCCCTTGATTCCAGATAGGCGATTACGTCTAAGCTGGTATTGTCACTGATTGCCATTATCGTGCTCCTGTTGTGCCTCTATCTCTCTGTCAATCTCAGCCTGTATCATGCGGTCAATGTCAACTTGTATGGCTCTCTCTTCCTCGTATGCCTGCCACTTGCCCTGTTCCTCATCGCACTGCCGACACGGATACTCATGAGGTTCATTCGGATGCACCTCGCAGTGGCCACGCCTTAGAGGTGTTCCATAGATTGAATAGGCCATCATGCCTCTATCATTTCTCTTGCTCCATCTGTGCCCTAAGCGCACGTTTCATCGCGCCGTTCATGCTATCGCTATCGCTGTGTTTCTTCTTCTCAAGGTACTCAACAATGTCGGCATCGTTCTCGTCGTGTAGTTGCAGAGTGAATCGTTCTACTGCCATGTTTCCTCCCTTGCATACCTAATCATATCACACTGCACAACGATAGTCAAACGCCAAACGAGAGCTGCCCCGTCTTATTCAAGCTCCACTGCGCACGCGACTTCTTCTCGCCCCGCTCTGTCTCCCAGTAGATCGTCTCAGTCTCGATCGGATAGCCGTCATGACGCAGCTCGGTGATACGCGCACCGCCCTCGATGCAGCCGAAGCGGTTCAAGCAGTCAAGACGTGATAGCTTGTCGCCGTTCTGTAGCGCCGCTAGGATGTCAGACTTCTGGGACATCAGACGCCTCCTTGATAGCGAGTTCAGACAGCGCATAGGTCGGCAAGCATGGGAGATCTGCCTTAGCAAATAGCCCGATTGCGCCCTCTGCTGCGTACCAGAAATGGCCTTCACCGACAATCATCAATCCATTGTTTCTTCCTGCTCGCCTTACATTGACAAGAACTAACGATGGTTTCTCTGATGTCTCACCGAATTTCCATCCGTAGAACCACCACGAACCGATTTCGTCCGGCCAATCTGTGGACCACTCCGCTTTCATCATCGCCTCCTCACGCTATCCTCATTCCGTTCGTACCTTCGCGCACCATCGCTGGCTGCCTACGTGGTTTCAGATACGCCCCATCCACCTGCCTGAATATGCGAGTATCAATCACGCCCTCGACGTCCTTGAACCTGTATACGTCGCTTGTCATCTTCTCTATGTGCGCATCGGACGGCCAGCCCGGCAAGCTATCAGCCCACTTGACAAGCTTTCGTGTCTCATCAGCTTTGCTCGGGCGCTGTGCTTTCTTGAACGCTTTATTCTTGGCAACGTAAGCCTCGACTTGTGACTTCAGGAACAGCAGCCTCACGCCGCCGCAAGCATGAGGGCGGGCAACTCGCAACACATCCCATCCATGCGACCTCGCGCGATCTCTGGCATGGCTAAGAGAGCACCCCATCATCTGCGCGGCTTCGGCTGTGCCTATGCGTTCGTCAGGCATCGTTCTCCTCAAGCATCTCGCACGCGGCTGCGTACTGTGCCAGCATATCGCTAGGCGTCATCGACTCTGGATTGTCCCACATCATGTGGAGCGCATCACGAATCGGTCGTAGCTTCGCGGCGATGATTGGCGCATAATAAGCAACCTCTTCCTCTCTATCTCTGATTGTCGGTATATCGCCATGGAATGTTCCGTCATACAACGCCCCAGCAATCTCATCAGCTATCTTCATCACGCCTCCTTGTACAAATACGTTGCCTTCTCTTCGTCCGATAGCACCTTGAACCGCCCCCACATATCCCAGAAGCCACGCGGCCAATTCTTGCGTACAGCGTGGTCAGATCTGCGCAGTGGGAACGGACCGAAATTACTATGCACCTCGAACAGGTATCCGTCGTACTCGTAGATCGGATGGAAGCCACAAACGAAGCCATCAGGTACGCCGGGTTTGTCGCTCTTCAGTCGTAGGCACGGCATCATTCCTCCTTCTTCTTTCTAGCGTTCTCGTAATAATCCGAGCCGCGCTTACAGCTATTCGTTACTGTACCGCTACCGTTGCCAGATGGCGCATCCTTCCAGTCTTCCCAGTGGCGGTCAGGACCAAGGAACGTCGCGGGCTGCTTGATGAACTTCGGCTCTGTCTTCTCTTGCTCGCAGAACATCCGGTAATGCTTAGCCGCCTCGATCAGCACGGCGAACTCGATAGGACGGTGACCGCCATCTCCCGGCCTCCCGACGAACGTGGTTGTATGCCACGCCTTCTTAGCAGCTACCTTGCCAACGCCTCGCTTCATGGCTTTGAACTCGTTCCAGAATTGCTCGAAGTCTTCGCCATCATTTGGAAGCGGTTCTTCCTTATGCTGATCCTGTTCCTTTCTCTGTTCCTGTTCCTTGTGGTATACGGCCCCGATAGGGTATCGATAGGGTATATCTAATTCTGAGTACCGTTCGAGGAAAGCGCCTATCAATGGGCTGTTGTGCAAATCAAGTAGGTACTTCTCGATATTCCTCAGCAGCTTGATGGAATGGCTCTGATACTCGAACATATTCACCACCCAAATTAGCTCGGATAGGGTATCCGCCATAACGATCTCAGCACCGGATAGGGTATCGATACCCTTTCCAACATCTGCCAATCTGATACCAGTCTCATGGCTTACCGTTGTATTTGGCATGTAGTACAGTCCTGAGAAGTGCGCGTGTGGTGATGTGATGAAGTACAGGAAGAGCAGTTTGTTGGTTGTACTTAGTTGGCGAACCTTTGGATCTGTCCAAAACTTCGCATCGATAGTTCGATACATTCTCTATCAGCTCCTCTTTGCGTAAGAGTGTGCGGGTGCGGCCTGTCCTCGCAAAGACAGGCACGAAGAGCGCCTAGGTACAAGCCGCCCCACT